ACATCAGGCACCTTTCGAGGTCCGCTACGACATCTTCGGATTTGGCACCACAAATCGCCCAGTCCGCGATGCTCTACCTCGATTCCAGGCCGACCGTGGCGGTATCCGCTACATCGTTCCCCCGTACTTGTCACAGTACGCGGACGCTGTAGGTGTATGGACCTCCGCTAACGATGCTGCTGAGTCCCCCGACCCAGCCGCAAAGAACAGCCTGACCGTCACCGCTGCTTCTGAGACCACCGTCGCTACCGACGCTGTGACTCTCCAGATGCAGTTCGGCAACCTCGCAACCCGTGCGTACCCCGAGTTGATTGCTCGTCATAACGAGCTCGGCTTGATTCAGCACGCTCGTGAGGCAGAGCAGTACCTGCTCAGCAAGATCGCTGCTGGTTCGACAGCCGTGACCACATCAAGCCTCATTGGCTTCGGTCGCGACATGCTCGTCCAGGTCGGTCGCGCTGCAACTGCGTACCGCTCACGCCACCGTCTAGAGGCCGACGCTCCTCTCCGCGTGATCCTTCCCTCTTGGGTCAAGGACGCGATGGCTGCGGACCTCGCTCTCTCGATGCCTGGTGATGCACTGCTCAACGCCTACAGTGAAATCGAAGGCTACATGACCGCTCGCGGTGTTGTTCCTTCCTACTCACTCGATCAGAACGTCTACGGAGCTCAGAGCTCTGGCGCACTCGCTGAGTTCGCTGATTCGTTCACTTGGTACATGTTCGCTGAAGGAACATTCTTGTTCCTAGACGGCGGAACACTGGATCTCGGTATCATCCGCGATTCAACACTCGTCGGCACCAACGACTACAAGATGTTCGTTGAGACCTTCGAGGGTGTTGCCAAGGTCGGTATTGAAGCACTGGCGATCACCTCCAGCATCAGTGTCAACGGTGTGGCTGCTGCCCTCCGCGACACCACTGGTGGAGCCACCGCTGCGGCTATTGAGTACTAAGCCGACTAGCAAACCATAAACAGTAGGCCGCCCAGAAGCCCCAAGAGGAGATAAAAAGATGGCATTTCGCGGAGCGTTTGATCCTCCAGAACTGACACCTGCCTCTTGCGGGCTTCTGGGCGTTGCCGAAGTTGACGAGCACTCTGCTCGCGATTATGACGAGCGTTGGATTCGTGGTTTTGACTACGAGTTCGACTCTCGTCCAACAGTAAATATTCTTACTGTCAGTGATGATGTTGTAACAAACGGGGAACTCTTCAATGGAGAAGATCTAGATCAGTATCTTAGATACGTTCCGTTCTTTATCGAAGTTGAGAGTTTCGAATCTACTTTCGGAATTCCAGGAGAAGATAGGTTCGCTAAGGTAAAGAAGCAGCTTAAGGCTGCTACCCAAAAAGCTCTTGAGGTTGAGCTTTGGGACGGAAGAGCTGCTCAAGCAAACTCAAATGCAAATGATTATCTAAGCAAGGCTTCTACAGCTACTCTTCTTGAATCTGGAAATGCTTTTCCACCCGCAGTAGGACTTTTCTACTTGGAAGAAGCAATCGCTAACTCACCCACGGGAGAGGGTGGAGTTATTCACATGACTCGCGATGTTGCTTCCTACCTAGGTTCTCGTCTTTTGTATAAAGACGAGTCAAATAACGACGGTCATCTTATGACTCGTCTCGGTACTCCTGTTGTGATCGGCTCTGGATATTCAGGAGCAGGTCCAGTAGGAAACGAAAATGCTGCCGCGTCAGCCACTAATAAGTGGATGTATGCGACAGGAAGAGTTGACGTTCACCTAGGAAAAATGGAAGTGGTGAACGAAAACCTTGGTCAAGGCGTGGACGCAAGCATTAACGATATGCGGATTAAAGCGTACAGACCAGCGGCTGTGTTCTTCGATCCCAGCATCCACTACACCGTCAGAGTGACTCTACCAACTACATAAGTATCAATTAGTAACTAAGGAGAAATGGAATGGCCACTCAGGACTTTGCGGCAAGCGTCCAAGGTGTGGCGATCCGAGTCACTAGACTGGACGCCGCTGGCAACCTCCTAAACGGACCTGGAGATAGCTACACCACCTCGGCGTTTATGCGAGTATCCTTCACCCCCGAATACGAAGAGGGTGACGAAATTGTTGAGAAGTCTGCGGACGGCACAGTGTGCGTGTCCTACAAGGCTCCCGACACCATGAAGCGAATCACAATGGAACTTGCGATCTGTGAGCCAGATACAGAGCTAACCGCTCTTATCTCTGGTGGCTTGCTGCTTCGCAAGAACTTCGGAACATTTGCTTCACCCGACGATAAGAGCATCGGCTGGGCAGCTCCCTCCGTTGGCGACGATCCCACTGGCGGCAACGGTGTTGCTCTCGAGTGCTGGTCCTTCGCTGTCAAGGATGGCCGCCGCGCCGCTACGCTCCCCTACTTCCACTGGGTGTTCCCCTACGCACGCCTTCGCCAGTCTGGTGACCGCGTGATTGAGAACGGAATGCTTGCCACCACATTCGAAGGCTACGGCCTCGGCAACGTTCAGTTCTCTGACGGTCCTGACGGACGTTGGGAATGGCCAGTTGCTACAGAGCGTTCTTACTCCTACGCTCGTGGTGACTACGCACCCACCGGATTGAAGGGCTTCTACACCTGGCACAAGGATCTTGCTGCTGATGTCAGCAACAAGTCTTTGACATCCAACGTTGCAACTCTCACCACCTCTGCCGATCACGGATTCGCCGTTGGCCAGACTGTGGTTGTTGCCGATGTGGACAGCACCTTCAACGGAACTCATGTCATCACCGCAGTTCCTTCATCAACAACATTCCGCTTCGCAAAGACCGCCTCGGACGTTCCGTCCACTGTGGTCAGCCCAGTCGGAACCGTTGTTCGCCAGAAGGGCTACGCAGCAGTTACCGCGCTCCCAGGCGAGAACGACGCTACGTTCAACGTCCCAGGCAGCGAAGAGTACAACGCTGAAGAGGCAATTGACTTCGTTATTGCTTCCTCTTCGGACCCAACTGCATAACTAGCGGACAGGCGGGCGACTTCCGAACTAAATAAATTTCGGTAGTCGCCCGTCTTCCCTGTTAGAGAGGATTGTTGTGACTAATCTTTGGGCAAATGTCGAAGACTTGGGAGAATATGCCAATTCTGACTTTGCCTATGATGCAGTTAAAACATCTTCATACATTCTCTGGGCACTTTCCGGCAGAAAGTACACAGGAACAACTACAGTCACAGAAAGATACGTATCTGTCTATGACCCGTATCTAAGAGTTGGCGGGTCTTCTCTTCACTACTGGCCCACACTTATTGATGGGACAGTACACAACATTGCTTCGGGTGGATTTGACAGATTTACAGATTTTGACTTTTTAGGGGACGGAACATCGTCAAACTCTAGACTGAGACTGCGTGGACGAAAAGTCATCAAAATCCATACTGTTAGAGAAATTGACGGAACTATTATTGATCCCAGCAATTACTACCTTGCTGATCACTCCGTACTATACGGGGCTCCAAACTCAAACTGGACACCTACAAACGTAGAAGTTACCTACACCTACGGAACTCCTCCGCCCACGGCTGGGAAGGCTGCCGCAAGACTTCTCGCAGTTGAGCTAATCAAATCTTACGAAGGTGATGACACCTGCGCTCTTCCTGAGAGAGTTACTAGCGTTAGCCGTCAAGGAGTTAACTACTCTATCCTCGATAATCAAGATTTCGTGGACAACATGCGTACAGGGCTGTACGCAGTTGATATGTTCCTTAAGGCTACAAACCCAGATAAGGCTAAGGCTAGGACGAGAGTTTTCAGCCCAGATACACCAAGAGCGAGAAGGCTGACTCCAAAACAGCCTCTTATCCAGCTAAGCGACTTTGATCTCTATGTCTCTTCCGCAGGCGGAGCTGTTCTTCTCTATCTATCAGAAATCAACGCTGACTTTCTTATTGATGACTCTTCTTGGAAGCTAAGTGTAGAAGTCTCCAACTGGACAAATGACAAGACCGAGATTTTTGATGACATTGCTGATCTAGACGCAGTAGACGGAACAATCCGTATTAGCACTACGTATCAAGACATGCTCAATCTTTTAGGTCCCAGAAACCCTGGAGTTCTTGATCTCTACGCAACTCGACCAAGCTTGAGCAACCCAAGTATTGACGAAGTTGTTAATATTGTTTCTAGCAACGTAATAATGCAACTAGGAGACAAAGTACATCCCATTACTCTGGCTCAATGACGATTAAAGAGGAATCATGACGAACACTGACTTATCTGGAGTTTCTGACGACGCAAAAGCTCTTTCTAGTTTTATGGAAGAGATTCTGCAAAGAGTTGTAAATGTTTACGCTACATACAACATGCCCCTCCCCGAGCGCAGGTACTGGGTCATGTCTGACCCTGTTATGGACTGCGAGCAGATAGTAGTTTCTTTCATTCAGATGTATATCGGATCTCCTGGAGATGAGGCGACAGAACCTCGTAGATGTAACGATCCAAGAAGCGCGACTATCCACATCTCTGTTACAAGGAAAGTTCCTACAGTTGGGAAGAGCGGTAATCCACCTAGCCCCACAGATATCCAAAATGGATCTCTAGCTCAGGCTTATGATGCTTGGCTTTTGCTAGAGAGCTACAGAGATTTTGATGTCTGGGAGACCGCTGGTGCTGGTCTAGGTCTTGGAGTTATCGCAACTATTGAGACTTCCGAACCTCAAGGCGGACTACAGACAACAGTTATGACAGTTACTTCGGCGGTTCCCTAGTGACTAAAGTTAATTTTTTCGAGCCAGCACTTAGGAAGCTTCTTAAATCTCCTGACGGTGCTGTAGGCAAGCACTTAAGAAAGAAAGGAAAATTAGTTGAGCTAGCAGCTAAGCGTCAAGTTGGTGTTAGAACAGGAGCTTTGCGATCTTCTATTCACATGCGACATGGGAGAGATGTTAGAGGCCAATATGTGATGGTTGGGTTAAAGCTACCGTACGCAAAAATGCACCACGAAGGTACTCGACCGCATATGATTTTCCCCAACAAAGCCTCTATTTTGAGGTTTACCAAGAGAGGTCAGGTGATATACGCCCACGCAGTAGCGCATCCAGGAACCAGAGCAAATAAGTATCTAACAGACAATCTAAAGCTGATAAAATAGTAAATAATGACCTAACGGTCAACGACACACACAGAAGGAAAAAAGATGACAAGTAGATTCAAGGACTTTGGGGAAGACTCAAACGTCAACAAAGAGCCACTATCGTTCAAGTTGTATGGAGAAGAGTTCCACTGCCATCCAGCAGTTCAGGGAAAGCTTCTTCTTGACATAGTTAAAGAAGCCGAAGGAGACGATGGTTCTGGTGCAGCAAGAATGATTGACAAGTTCTTCGAGACAGCACTTACGGAAGAAAGTTTTGGTAATTTCCAAAATCTTCTTAACGACCCAGCACGCATCGTAACTGTTGAGACTCTTAGTGAAATTACTGCATGGCTAATTAGTGAGTACTCTCAACGCCCTACGAAGGAGTCCTCGGACTCACAGCCTGGGCAATAGATCACTGGCCTTATGTAAATGGTAAAGCTCTTATGAATAAATTGAGTTTAAAACAGATGGATGCATCAGACTTTCTTGATGT